AAACATGGGGGACGTTCCGTGGCCGAGATAAGATGCCATCCCGCACCAATCCGCAGAGCTGAAGTCGGTTGCAATCGTCACAGTAACAAGACCAGTGCCATCGTCTGTGATGCTGGTGACGTTTTGTGATGCTGCAATATTCCCGGCAAAGTCTCCTTTGATCCAGAACTTGGCCCCGATGTGCGTCTGCCACGATGTGTCGTAATCAGTGCTAGATAGCTTGATTGGGGCCTGCCCAATCGTTCCGCCCGGCGGAAGATTGCCGGACGCCATTGAAAGTGCATCAACATAAGTCTTTGTGACTGCTGCGCCAGCCGCTACCGGAGTAGGAACAGTGACGGTACCGGTAAAAGTAGGGCTTGCAAGGTTGGCTTTCAGTGCGTCGGCGGTATCGACGTAAGCGGTAGACGCCGCCTTGGTTGAGTTCTCGCTTGCGGACTGAGTGGGAACAGTTGCAGTTGCAGCGGTGAAATCATGCGTGCCGGTGTAGGTTTCGCTTGCCCTTGCGCCACGATCATTGCCGGACAGAATGTAAAGGCTTGTTCCATCGTAGTACCCGACGACTAGCGCGCCGTTGACGATATCGCCAGCTGCTACCGCCCCACCGTTGATGTCAACAATTGGCTTCGATGTGAGAGCATTAACAACGAACGTTGCGGTGCTGGTGTTGGTGTGGGTCGCTTTAAATACCACGATCATGCCGGTGGTGTAGGCCGCCGGAGCCGGTGATACCGTCATCACGTAATCGTTTACGGTGCCGCCTTGTGCCTCTGTGCCGGTCACAACAATCATGCCAGTAAAGCCGGCAAACGTGTTCTTCAGGACGGTCTTGATCAACCGCAAATGGTCATCACCCTGACTCTTGGGGTCGCTAGAAGTCGGGTTTGTGATCGTCAAATCATTAACGTATGTGCCGGTTTCCAGACTCATGGCTTAACCTATCAAGATGTTTGAACGTGGCGCGGTGTTCATAGCAATATCAACTCGCGTGCGACTTTTCGCCCGGTTCGAGTTATCGCTGTCCATGATCCGCTTGAGTTCCTGCGCGAGAAGCAATTCGTACTTCTGCACCTTGGCGTCATCTTCACGGTAGGCGAAGGCTTCGCACAGTGCGCTGTAGAGATACGCCTTGTAATTTGAGGTCAATAGGAAATTGGTTGTGTCAGTCGCAATATCCAGCTTTTTGTAGTAGTTGAACGTCAGCGAATAGGCAGTGTCAGGAGTGCAGTCGAATTCAATCTGTGAGCCGATGTTGTAGTGTAACGGCTGCGATGAGGATGTAGTGTTCAGCATTTCCGCCAGAGTTTCAGCCGGAACAGACGATAGCTTAGACCTGACACCACTAACGGTAATGTACAGCGAAATCGGGCCGTTATAGCGGGATGGCAGTGCTACAAATCGGGTTGAAGTGGAAGCCGTGAGCGTCGCGAATTCTTGCATCTGCGTAAGTGCAAGCTCATCGTTCAGGCGATCTTCACCGGCAGCGATAAAGTCAGGAACCAGCGACGTGTAAGCCGTGCTATGGAGCCACGTTTCTACAGCAGTTTGGAGTTCGGTATAGGTTGCGATTGACATTTCTTAACCTTCAGCTTGATAGTTTCCCGCACCTCGGGAGCCTCTACTTTCCAACCGCGTTTCAAGCAGATATCAAGCTCTGCCTGACTGTAAACAATATGCACTCCATGCTGTTCGTGCTTAAGCCGGACTTGCATTCGACCCGCCCGGTTGTCTGAGCATGAATTCGTGAAAGTTACCCGGATAAACATCCGTTGCAGTGTGATGATTGATCTGCAAATCAGGTATTACCCAAATATCACCACGTTTATTACATCGCCACAGCTCCACGCTGAACCATCTGGTTTTTGGATATACAACTTGCCCTCTGATTGCTTATAACCAGAACCATCGCCAGCAACATCGCCATTAACCAGAACGCTAAAGGGCCTTTGCGAGCCTGTCAATGCTAGGGTAATGTATGGATTGCCAGAATTGGGTACTATGTCGGAGCCAGAGAAAGGAACGTCCATAATTCCACCAACTGTTCCTATTAAATATTCTGCTTCTTGTCTTGTGATTAGCGAAAGTGGATCTGATAAATCGAATGCATCTGAATAACGTAAGGCTGATTTAACCGATACAAAATCCGATTCGATTACAGCTCTTATCTGTTCAACTATTAACTCTCTTAGTATTTGGTCTCTGTTTGCCATAATTAAGCTATTTTAACTACCCAAACTGAAATAACCGAATCTGGTATGTTAACTAATGCTGTTCCGTCACCTAGATATTCGGTACCACCTAATGTAGGCTCTCCCGCTCCTTTTGCAACTTCATAGTTTAAGGATTGACTACCGAACGATCTGGCTCTAGCTAATGGTTGTTTAGCGTCTGGTACGTTACTTCCGGTAGCAACATCACCAACGAACATGCCTAATCTTTCATGCGGTAGGTTCGTTTTTGCAATAGTTAAAGTTGATGAACCCTTATCAGTGCCGATAGTAATGGTATCTAATCTGTCCCATCCGATAGGAAACTTATTTTCCATCGGTATAGTTCCGTTCGTTCCTGCGATTACCCATCCTTTCCAATCTCGGTTACTATCGCCAAGACCTGTAGAAACATTAAAATCTAAAACAAAATCACCTGGATTAACTTCTTCATAAATAACCTTAGCCCCTACTCCTATTGGAGGTGGTGGCATGGTATTATCACCAATCGGTACAGGTGGTTCATCCAATTGCTTATAGATTAAATAAAGAAATGTATAGTTAATCCCCGTTCCCGAAATATAAACGTTTTGCGTTCCCGTAAAAGTCCATTCAACTGTTTTGATCGTGCTAACATCATCTACTTGGAACTCCCCTATTTCGTTACCCCCTGGAGTAATTCCTATTCTCACGATATAATCACCTCCAACCTTATAAATAGCAATCTTCTCTAAGTTGGAAAGGTTCTTGAAAACATTACTAACAGTAAGATTTGCCGCTCCGTTAAAATATGGTGTAACTTTCTGCAATGGCGTAAATGTTGCGCCCGATTGAACTGGCTGTGTAGTGTACTTTATAAAATTGTTATCTACAGGCTGAACGTCTATAGTTCCGTAAATATAGTTATTAGTAGGGTTATTTTCAACCTCAAACTCTGAATCGTTTAACGGTACGTAATATTGACCGTTATATGCAACTTGATTACATTGCATGATATGATTTACCTTATCGATAGCCCAATCTTGAACCATAGGAGCGTTGCCGATCGTTATGGTAAACTGCCTCCATGCAACGGAGTTTAACTGTGTTGCGTTATATCTCTGGTCTGTAAAAGTCGACCTTTCATTTTTGGGCTTAAAATCACCTATTCTACCCTCTACACGAAAGTTAAATTCAATGCCTGTATCGAAAATGGTATCGTAGTTGTTCTCGGAATGCTTATAAGTTAATAATAACGTATTTAAGTGCGTTGTACGAACGGAAATAGGCTCGCTTTCAAATTGATCGAACTTGCAGTAATAATCACCTAAAGGCAATGCGGCAAATGAAAAGGATAGTTCATAGATTACGTAATCTGGAAATCCTATAATAACCTTTGTGCTTGCAGACCATGAGGCCGTAGCGATTACCGTATCCCTTTCGTTTATAAATTGTAAATCTCTTGGAACGGTATCTGCTAATATCTGCAGCTTTAGCGTGTCGCTCGTTTGCCACTTTTGGAAGTAACATTTCCTAACCTGTCCGAATCGCAATTGGTTAACAGCGAAATTACCATCAAAGCCGCTGTTTATGTCGGTTGTGTCAACTAGCTTTAACGGATTTAAAATTGATGGTGTAGCTATCATTTGTCGTAAAAGTAAACAATAGATACGATATTTAAAAGTACAAAGTGCCACACGTAGGAATCGAACCTACTTAATCTCACGATAACGGGTTTACAATCCGTTCTAACTGCCAATTGTTAGCCGTATGGCTTATAAAAATGCGGTAGATATAGGAATCGAGCCCTGCGCTTTAACGCCCCGACAGTTTTCAAGACTGTTTGCCTACCAATAGACGGTATCTACCAATTGCGGAAGTTTGAGTATTCGAAACCCATCCAAATAAATGAACCAACTGTTTAGCAAACAGCGACAAAGTAGCCTCTTTGTTTAAACTTCCATGATGATTTACTAAGAATCGAACTTAGATATTCTGAACCAAAATCAGACGTACTACCATTGTACTATAAATCAATGAGGTAATGATTGGATTCGAACCAACGTAGTCAATTTTGCAGATTGACAGCTAACCACTCGCTACACATTACCGTTGTGGAATAGATAGGACTTGAACCTATAACCACCAGATCTTCAGCCTGGCACTCTACCAATTGAGTTACTAATCCATTTTTTTGCAAGAGTGGTCAGAATCGAACTGACGTATGTCGGTTTTGGAGACCGATGCCTTACCGCTTGGCTACACTCCGATATAAACACAAAAAGCCCCCGATGTAAATCAGAGGCTTTCTATTATTTTAAATATTTTTTATTTACAATATAGCAATCCCCTGTCGGTTTTGTGACCAACTAAACGAAAAACAATATTGTTGTGATAAATTCATAGTGCAATTATAAGAAAAATATTTTACAATTCATTATCATCACTCATTAATAATTTTACTTCTCTTTCGCTGTTCTTTGCGAGGTCAATTCCCAAATCCAATATGTAACCTTTATATGTTTTGTCTTTCCAAATAAAATCCATCCATCCAAATGGTAAAGTAGTTACGCTGTCAATAATATCACGAGGTACGGCAACCGAAATATTGGCTATGATTGGTTTGAAGTACCTGCCTCCCAAGCTTGCTGCAGCTATAGTTTCCTTTTCCGCAACACGAATACCATTACTATCTATGGTTATTAAATCCTTGTTTTTTTCTGCGCTACCAAATTCGATATATCGATTATCCATCTTATCGTAAATAGAGCGCAAATACGATGCATGGCGAAGCAAATTTTTCTTCGGAGTTAACCTTAGATTATAAGAACCTTGACCAGCCTCATTAGATGGCATTCCAGTAACAGCCATGTAAGTAGAGCCCAGTATTGGCCTGTAATTATCCCCATCCAAATAGCAATCAATCATAAATACATCGTTATCTCCAGATGTATCGTTTGTTTTCTTTACAAAGTCAACCCTTAATTTCTCGATACCGTATTGATCTGCTCGATAAGGCGAAATCCAATCTTCCTTACGCTGTATTCTGGTTATAGACAAAGCCCATTCTTGCAACGAATTGTATTCGTATTGCCCATCTGTATCATCGGTATTACCATCGTTATAGCCAACCTGTACAGAATTAAATATCTTATCAGTAGCAACCGTAAAATTACATTTGCTTGCAACACCCAGCGATGCTGACTTAATATTTCTATAAAAATATGGCAATTTTTCCAATACCGCCTTGCCTTGTTCCAAACCAAAACCAGCCGATTCAATAGCATTAGCCATTTTAAAGAAGTCCAAAAATGTAGTCTGGATTACTGCATCCTCTAGTTCCCTAATAGAATTACCCGATGTTATAACCAAATTGGTCCAATCGTTACGAAATAAAAAGCTATCAGCCGTAATGGTGGGATCTATTCGCTTTAGTATGCGCTTGTATAAGTCTAACGCCTTAATTCCCTTGCAATTCGATGGATCTGATTTGGCAGTATAGTTTACGTTTAAATCGCCTTCGCCAATGGTAACTTTTAAATCGCTTGGTATTACATCCGTCCTAACATAGATAAAAAGCTTTTGGCCCTGCGCCATATCTATATCAAAAGTAAACTCAAAGTTAAAGTTTACCAAATCACCAGGATTCATACTTGGTGATTGAAACAATGTTCTTACGGTATTATTATTGTTATCCTTTACCAATATAGCAAAGTCGTTTCCATTTCCCAAAGGAGGCTTAAATCCACCGCCTACCAAACGTCCACTTATCGTGACGGTCTGATCTCGATTTGCCATGATAAACCAATTATCAGAAGCTGAAAATATGTTATCATCAGTTATATTTTCCTCTTGTTCAACATTCTGAACGGTAACAAATTTAGAATTGGTATCGTTAATAACAAGGTCGATAGATGGCATAAACCTATCCGATTGACCTCCATTTGTAAATATGGATTGTGCCGATTCTGAAAACACAACCCCAGGCAATACCATGTTAACTACATCCGCCCCCGTTAATGCATATTCATACTTTGTATTTTCCTTAGCCTTAATAACCTTACTAGCTCCACCCTCCATTAAGATAACCTTAACGGTTGTTCCGTTGTTGTCATATTGGCTAAAATCCAATTCGGAATAATAAAGCCTTTCGTAAATGAAAGTAGTTCTATTCAATCGCAACACTTCCAATATCACCTCTGCCTCATATCCGTTTT